TTAACAAATTTATCTAGATCAATTCTAGGGTCAAAACTGTAATACTCGGATTCGAACAATCTATCGTGGTTATTAGCAATACCATTGTTGTTTGTTATATTGTTGATTATATCAATGTAGTCTGCGTAAAAGTCGATGTCCCCGGAATTATTTTTGGCAATTAGCCCGGGCTCAAGTTGATAGTTAATTCTATTAGTAGTGGGTTCCTGGACGTAGTTGTCGGCTTGTCTAAAAGTCGGGCTAAACTTTCGCCCGATAAACCCATCGATCCGTGTGAAATTAGGCTCGCTAACCAGCTGGTCCAGGGTTGATCCTAGAAACTTTTTATTAGTTTCAGATCTAAAAATGTTTGGTAGGAAATTCAGTGTTTTTCTAATGACTGCCATGTCTAGGGTTCGCCGAGTTTAATTTACAACAGAAAGACTTTGATTTAATTGATTAGCAGATAATGAGCTTATAATTTCCACATCATCCACAGTGGCTGAACTAATTATAATTTCATTAGCTTCTGCATTGATTTGATAAAGACTACCAAATGCTACATTGGAGTTTCGAGGTACTATAACAATACTGGCAATATTTGGACTTAATACCCGATGAAGATAGGCACTTAACTCACTGAAATAAAATGTTTCTCCAAAATCCCAATTATCGCTACTAAAATATTCATTAATAGCCGAAATTACCGAGGTTTTAATATCAGCATCACTGATATTTAAATTAGGATTTTTCACTACCTTAAAAATAGATTGTAGGCTGGATTCGGATTTTGAACCAAAAACAGGCTTGAAATTAGCACTGTTAAACACTATGGTGTCGCTAATGCTCTTTAAATTTTCTAATTCTGAATACAACAATGCCAGTTCTGTATTAGTAGGTGCACTTGGCTCAACAACAGCATTACTGGTATCTTGCAGCCATTGCCTATAACTGACATCATAATCTTTTGTTAATACATAAATGTCAATAATATTACTGATGCTGGGATCTATTCTATTCGTATTTGGACTGTTGTGCCTGTATTGATACATGAGATTTTGTCTACCATAATAGACTTTGTAATCAGATAATGCGGAACTAAACACTCTAACACCGTTGACTAATTGTACTTTTCTAAACTCTTTGTCGGCGGTAAAATAAAACAACTGATCAAGTTCGTAATTTCTAATCACTGCCAATGCACTGGCCATATTTTCAAAATTACTGATAACAGAATTTGTGTCAACTAGCTCTAATTTGATAAAATTATTGTAACCTAACACAGATTTAAAAAATATCAACTTGTTATTTGGATTAATTTTATGATCCACTATAATTTTAAACAGATCCGGTATATCAGGCACTGTATCATTATTAGTATCTGCGTAAGTCAAATATATGCTTTTGTTTTGCACATACCCATCATTTTCTACAATTGGCTTACTGATGTACCAAATATAATCTTGCGCCAATGGCAAAGAACTATCTGGCATACTGTTTACTTTTAATACCTTAACATGATCACGAATAACACGATTGTTTTCGCTGTCGTAGATGCTAAGTGCTGGATCAAAATAAAAATTAGTTTGCGCTGGGCTATGAAATACGTACTTAATACCTTTATAAGTCAAAGTGTACTTATTGTTTTTACTATCATACACAAACTTCAGATACCATTCAGAGCTATTTAGATTTTCTGCAGCCACAAACTGCCATGACTGTAAATCTGAATCATAAGTCATACCAAAGTTGTTTAACCCTGTAAGATTATCGATTACTAAATTTGTAAGTGTTGTAGCCCATTCATTTTCAAAGGCTGGTGTTACTTCATCGACAATAGCCCCGGTTGGTACTTTTATATTTGTGACTACTGGTCCTGTACCATTGGCAAAATTTCCTTGACCGTTGTTTGTGCCATTTCCATATAATTGTACAATCGTGGTATGAATAAAATTCTTTTCCACATCGGGTCTACTCACAGTTCCTAATACTAGATTATTCATGCTGTTAAAATAGTAACCGGTAGGAGCTCTAAATTTAATTATAGCCCCAGGCTTAATGTATCTAGATTGTGTAGTAACACTGTTGCCTACAGCACTAGGAGTATTGTTATAGGTAAAGTACCCAGTGCTGGCACTGTCACCTACTGTAGACAATACCCAAATTAGATCACTAGTAACTTGTCCAGTACCAAAACTGCTTATGATAATATTGCCTGACAGGTTAGCGTGATTCTCTGATGAATAATAATAAGTGCCGGCAGTGACATTAGAAGTGTTCCAGGTCACAGTTCCTGACGCAATGCCGTTATTAGTGGTTAACCCAGTGGTCACAGCATTGGCATTACCTGTACCAGGAAAGGTCTTAATCCAAAACGGATGCCCTGGTGCCGAAACGTTAAAAACTAATACATCCCCGATCTTAGACAAAATGTTTGGGTCTGTACCAGACACGTTGCCGCCAAAAACATAGTTAGCATTGCCACTGGCTGTAACCGAATATGATTTAGTTTTATTACCGGCATTATCTGCTACAAAACTGGTGCCTACATTATTGTTTGCGGAACCAAATTCGGTAAAATCAGTGGTTCCTGCACTGCTAATTGTATAGCGTACAGTATTCACCAAAGCGTTGGCACTAATACTACTGGCCATTGGTAATTCGACACTAACATTGGCATAGTAATAATGCAAGAGCTCTTGACTAGTTACCACTGTGGGTAGTACCGTGTTATAAACAATTTTCTTTATATCTATATTGGTTCCAACATAAAATTCTGTGTTAGCTGAAAATTCGTCAAGATATAAAACACCATCGTCTCCGTAGATATTGGTACTGGAATATTTGCCGGTTGTGTCTAATACGTCGAGATACCTGCTGAGTCCAGAACTAGTACGGTTAACTGCCTTGACCTTTTGTACACTGCTAAAACTAGTGAAAGGTAAGATATTGTAGTCTTCGCCGGTGACCATTCGATTTTGGCTGTAGTACTGTTGTGGTGCACGTTCTTTTATATCGTTAACTGTTTCACGTGCCAATGCATTTCCTACAGTGTACATTAAGCTAGCTCGCAGTGTTACGGTTTCTACTTTATTATATCTGCTAACATAATCTATACTGACTTGAATAGATCTTAGTTCTTCTGGGCTAATTTTATATGTAAGTCCATTGCTGACTCTATAATACAAACGAAAATTACCCTGAGGTATATTACTAAAACTACCATCACCAAACACCAATGAAATTTGGTCATTGGTTCTACTATTAATTTGATAGAGATTTCTATCAGTTCTATTATTATAGATCACGTTGATACCAGACGTTGCAGGCACATTTTCCCAGAGATCTTGTAGTGCTCCGCTGCTGTCTAGACTGTACAACCACACATCAGAATTATTGATATTTGCTACATCAATATTGATAATTTTGTTTGGTACTACGTCGTTAATAGTAAAATCAATACTGTTTAGTTCACCTTGTTTAAAATAGACAAAATAGCCGGTGTTGTTGCTGTTATTACCAAGGTTATCATTTTTATATAATAAATTAAAAACGCCATTGGTTTTCGGTGCCGTTTCATAAACGTAACTTTGGTTATAACTTGTTGCCCCAACTGCCTCAAAAGTAGTTCGATTTCCTTCTACAGCTGATTCGAATCTAAATACCGGAACCACTCCTGGAACAACATTTACGCTGTACTCGTCATTGCGTATTCCGTTAAGTTTTTTTGAGTTAGCCGGTTTACCAATAACTTGACTATCAACTAACACACTGTTTAAAATTGTATTAAATTGTTCTAGCCAATTTTCGTTAGCAGGATCGTTCCATAAAATTTGACTGCCCGATAGGTTTATTCCATCGCTGTCATAAACAATTTCTGTTGTGGTCACACTGTCAATTTTTAAAAAACCATGTGCAGCCACAGTGCGCTTGGGATTATAACTAATTAATCGAGCTAGTTTAAGAATACTATCTCGGCGTTCGGCAGTATCGATAAAATTTTCTCTGGCGTTTAGATCTGTCCTAAACGCCAGACTTTGACCAAAAAAGGCAATAAGATCTATTAGAGCAACAAATTCGCTGCTCTCAGTAAAATCATTGAAGTCTTCGGAATAATTGAGCTTGATATAATCGATCATGCTCTTACGTAAAGTTTCAAAATCGTAGGCTGTGAAATCAGCCTCTCTAAAGGTCTGATATACCTTTTTCCAATTTTCTGCGCTCAGTAATCCGGTTTGACGTGTGATAATGGCCATTTCTATACCCAGTTAGTGTATTTATTAGAAGGCATTTTATGGGTAGTTATTCGGCTGATAACTCTCTTGACTCTCTATCAAATTTTAGATATAGAGTATCTACTTCATTTGTTGGTACATACTTTAACGTAAGATCAATCATAACTCCGTCAACAAATTCTGTTACTATAATATTTTCTACACTAAGACGTGGATCATACTTAACTACTTTGGTAACATCATCAGAAATTAAGTCCTTGACGGCATCTGTAAAAGGTTCATAGATTATGTCCCAAATTAAGGTACCAAAATTTGGGGTCATGAGTTTTTCTCCTTTACGTATATGAAAATGATTAAACAGATCCTGCTTGACTAACTCAAAATCTGTTAACTTGTATTTTCTTATACGATTGTAAGTACTAAAACCATAATAGTTAGGCATAACTTATATTTACTCTTTCACTGACCCTTAGCCAAACGGTCGATGGCATATCTACCTCTATTAAACCAAACATGTCCACTGGGATTGAGTCCTCCTGCGGGGGATGGAATATTACCAGTTTTCCTCCAATTCGCCGCTCCTCCTGCACCTTGATTATGTGCTAGTAATAACATACCAGCAACAGAGCATTTATCGTCACCGTTTTTTATGCCACCATTTTTTGTCAAGGACTCATAGTTTTTCTTCATGAGCTCATAAACAGCAGATTCTTGAGCTCCATGATTAGCTAACCAGTCATTGAGACTGTTAACACCATTCTTACCGGTCCAACTACTGGCATAATTCATTGCGCGATTGCCTCCGTAGAGTTGCACTGCAGAATTTTTAATATACTCTAAACTGGCTAGCGCAGATGCTCCGAATTGGTATCTACCTGCATAGCCGAGAGAATTAACAATTTTATAGTCAAAAGAACTTTCCCCATATGCTAACTGTGTGAGTAGTGCTCTGGTCTCTAATTGAGTTAATGCACCTATACCAGCTGGTGGATTAGGTACAACTCCTTGTTTAAATGACGATGAAGGCACCGGGTTCTGTACAGTTCTACTAGCTGCATCTTTGGGTCCTGGATCTAGGTTAGCTGCGGTCCCTGTAATTACCGGTCTGCCTGAACTATCGGTCACAGGACCACCGCTGCTAGTCACAGTATTGTTTTCACAGTCTACTATGATAATATTGGCTGTTGGAGCAGGCTGTTTAGGATCAGCTATAACTGTGCCGTTTTCACTGCTAGAGCTGTTACCACTGGCTCCGCCACTGGTGCCTAGCTCTATAGGACCCCCATTAGCAGTACCTCCACTGGCCACACTGGCCACACCTTCTCTACGCGGCCATGGTTCGTGGGACGGAACAATTTTACTAATGCTCTTTAGCGAATTATTCTGTATCTGCCATTGACCGTTGTCATCTATTCTTGTATCACTATGGTTATAGACCTTGATGCTGGCTGGCTTTATCACCGTAGGGCCTGTGCCAGAATTCAGTCCAATTGGTTTGCCTGTAAACAATAATTGTTGCACGGCTGTGAAACTACCGCCACTTCGAGCATACAAATCAATTCTACCATCACTGCCTACACCTACAGTAGCACCGTATAGCTTGGTGGCATTTACACTTGTCATGTTAATATCCAAGCTACTATGTACATTGACATTTTTTTCGGCGCGAAGATTTATGTCGCCCCCGGCTTGAATATTAACATCTTTGTCAGCATGAAAATTTATATCTTGCTTTACACGTACATTCATACTACTAGATCCGTAGATATTAATGTGGCCAGAACCAGTTAATTCCACCCAGGTTGAACCGTCACTGTTGCTAATATAGACAATTCTTTCGCTGTCGTCCATTAATACCTGATGACCTGCTGATGTTCTAAGGCGAACCAGGTT